CAACTTAGTTGGCTATCCCTGGGATCTCCTAGAAAGGAGGTACCCACCTCGTCTTGATGTAGGCGGAACGAGGACGCCCAGCGCGTTCCAAGTGATCCTCATCAGGCGTGGGAAGATTCCCTCGCTTAAGGAAACACTTGAGCAGGGCTCCAGGACCATCGAGATAATCTCGAGGGGACTTGGAGACAAGAACACCAGCCTTAACCAAAGGCCGATGCAAGTGTTCATCTTCCCTCTCAGAAACATAACCGAGAAAGGAGAGACGACCCAGCGCTTGAGACGTTGACTCGACACACGGGAAAGGAATTATCCTGCGTATCTTGTCATCAAGCCATTGGCAAGTCTTCCAACAACCACGCTCATAGAGCTGGTTGCGGAGACTTACTAATGACACCGTCTCAGCAACGTGCTGTCTATGTGAAGGAAAAAGACGACGTACTTTGACGTAAGAAACGTCATGTCCGTCGTAGTACTCCTTCCCACATGACTCTCGGAACGAACCGTTCCAGAAAGACTTGTGGCGACCAACTCGAGCGCCGAAGCGTTCAAGTTCATCGACAATAGAATGCACACAATCTATGGGAACAATAAGATCGTCCCCATAGACACGCACAGAACCGATAAGCCGACGTATGTCGGATATCGACTCAAACCGGTATCCTCGCTCATTTTGAATCCCTAGAAGGATGATGGTCAAAAAGACCATAGCCTCAAAAGGGAAACATAGAGCGGAACCCATAGACGCGAACTTGTTCAAGGTGATTACACCTTGACCAGGAACAGAAGCCCGTTGAGACCTGCATGCCATGACACCTTCTCGTGAGAGACGATGCCTGGACATAATGGTTTCGACGAGCTGAGAAGACACCCTATCGGAAGCCTCGCTTAAATCAAGCGTGGCAAGGTCACCATTAAGTGAACCTCCCTTGGCCAGGAGCTGGTTAGGCTCTTGGCTTTTAGTACCGATAAAATCATTCAGCCATGAAGAATGGATGAATGACATCATGCTCTCAAGCAATCCTTGCTGTACGAACTGTACAGAGGAAGGCTCGATTGCAATGATGCGCGGGGCCTTCTGCGTCTTAGGAACAGAGACAACCCGAGAAGGGAGCTCTGAACCGGGTTCGTGGAACTCAATTCCGTCATCCTCATAAGCGTCAGAAACATGGCGCATAGAGGGATAGAGAAAGTCTCCAACATGGAAGACTGACTCTAAACGGTCGGTCCAGTACTTGCTTCGATACTTACCATTACTGGTAAGTTTCTCAGCAACAGCACCGGGGCCGTGTTTCGGAACTATTGAGCCATCATAGATCTCACGATCTAGATGACAAAAGAGGTCTCGAAACAGGAGAGATGAGACGCGATCAAACTCTTCCAAGGAAGAGGGAGAAAGCATTTCCATACTCTCTTTGACTTCCACATCGCATTGGACGTAATCCGCCATAGCCTTAGTCTCCCTTGCAGGAGAACAAGGTAGAAGAATCTTGCTGAAGATCAAAGTCAATTGTCTTACAGCATAGATTGCTTCAATTGGTGGATTGTCCAACAGGATACCAGTACTAGAACTAAACACCTGTTCCGTGAAACCTCTCAGAAATGAGGGGAGACACGATCCAGTCTTTCGGAAAGAAAGAAAGGATTCGGGAACAATCAATCCTTGGTCAAGACAAAACTGAAAGTCTTTTCCAAAGGTTGGAAGGGTAATCGTAAGAAATGATATACCCTCGTGTTTAGATCGCTCATGGACGGTATTAACGTCCATGGTGGTGCTAGTGCTACACCTGCTAGCCATTTCATTGGCTAACACATTCCAGAGTGTGGTCAGGCTTTTCATAATGCCTCCTGATAGAGGTAATTATCCTTAGCCTGCCGCATTGAAGGGAGAACATCCGTCACCTTACCAAAGGTGACTGATCATCCTAAAGATGATCGAGGATGTTCAGGCCTATGGAAAGCCCTACGAAAACAACCATGCTGATGAGGATCAAAAAGATCGTCACAGCGTGTTGAGTTCCGGAGGTCGCGTGATTGTAGTCGTAATCACCGCGGATAGTAACCACTCCTTTCTAGTATGAGTCTAATCTGGATTGATTAGATTTTATACCGGAGAAGAGACTCAAGGACCAGTTCAAGAAGAACAATAGTCCAAGAGCACGTTCTACCGATGATTCTCCTCAAGTACATTGAGAAGAATATCCAAAGCGGTCAGAGATTTAACTCTGGCCGCCGAGGACCTTTTCGGTGAGTGCATATGAAGACGCTGACAGAAGGCCGACAAGGCCTGCCACCAGTTTCTTACATTCACTTACGGTGAATCCATTCTCAGGACGATCGACGACGAGATAAACACTCGCCCCGACGTCCTGTTTCTTGGATTCTTCGTAGACATTGGTTGCTAGCTTTCTCACATCGATGCGCACCAGATGACGGAGACGCTGATTGTTGGTGCTAGAAGTACTAACACTCAACTTAGCGTTTCCGTCGGGCGACTGATAGACGGACTTGAAATCACCCGAAGATACACGGGCGGCTTCAACTTCCGTTTCAGTATGCTCTTTGAATTTCTGGGGATCGGTCAATGCCATCAGGCACACTCCTAATTGGTAATGGTGGATAAAACCACCGAGATTGTTTAGTGATAAACACTACAACAATCGGGTGATTCCAATTGCTGCAGCAATGGCAAGCTGAGTGGGTGATAAATCCTCCCAGCCAATACCAAACCCAAAGGGGTTAGCGGGGACGCGGGATTTTTCGACCGTTTCGAAACCGAGACGGCCACCGCCTCCTTGGAACACTGAGCCGACGTTATCTAGAGATTCGGTATGGGGATTATAATCCCCAGTCCTCGTCTCTATGTCGTCCCAGGTTACATACGCTCTATGAGTGGTTTCACACATCATATAGCCGTACCGCATGACAAGACCAGCGCTTGCGAAATTAGTGATGTTGTTAATGACATCACCAGTGTTCGTAAACCAATCGATGGCCCAAGACCAAGGCGTTGCCTCCCAAAGAACATTTGGGGTCAGATTTAGACCGTAGAGCTTATCGGCATCACTGCCGAAGCCTATGGCGCGCCAGAAGTTATCATTTTCTGACGCTCCACCATAGGAAAAACAGCCTACGAAATATTTCTGAACGCGTTTTTCAACGCGAAGCTGACACCTTGCAGGTTGTATGAAGAACTGTATAGGAACTTCGGTCCGGTTAAGGAACGAAGTACCACAGTCTTCAGACCAAACCTGACTCTCAACATCGAAATCAAATCGCCGATGCACATTTTTGCCCTCATGTTTGTGATAATTTTGCAATATATCACGATGACGGCGTGCGGTATTCACCGTTGACTGAACTTCAGCCAACAGTGGATCCCACCCGAACTCTTTGTTCAGGTACTCACCTGCCGCATTTTTGAGCAGGAGAGTTCGGTTCTCCCATTGCTTAATGTTGACGAGGGACGGAAGTCCCTCTCTCATCATCTCAGCAAGGGTGACACCGAGATTGGCGGTTGGATTCGTGGGCGCACATAATGAGATGGCAGTGGCTCCATCAGCCTCCAAATCTGGAGGTTCTTTGGAGACAGTGCCAGGATAATTACTCATTATGGGTAGCGTAAACATACCTTGCGTGAACGGCAGCACGGGCCCCGAAAATACATTTCGGGGAAACGTGAAGCTGGACGCGCCGGAAATGAAACCAGGATCCATAATGGTCCTGGTGTGGGTCACGTGAAACGGCCCACCGCTTTCCCGCTTACCGGTAATACGGTTAACAGGATGCCCTTCGGACTGATAGAGAATATCAGTGTCTTGACCGATAATCTGATTACTGGCCACTGGGGTATTAGTCCCAGTTTTACGGTCAGTAATGACGCCACCTGAAGGAGGATAGATATCCTTCTTACGGATGGCGGGTAGCGATCGAGACATGTTGAGATCTTCCCTTCTTGGAAAGCGACAAAGTCGCTTAGTGGGTTATGCACAGCAGGCCCTTGTTGAATTCTACGGAGAAGCTTCCCGTAGGTTCGC